CAAACACCGCTGTTGGGATACCGTTAGCAATCTCAACTTGTAAAGCCATTGCGTTTAATACGTCAAACTCGTTGGCATTATCAACCGCCAAAGCCAAAGCACCTGCACTGAATGTAGTTGCATAAGTCTTCAAACCTTTCAAATTATCACCTGTACCATCTCCTGTTAAAAGTTGGTTTTCAGTTACTACTGAAACTCTCTTTAACAAGTTGTTTTGTACGTATGAAGCCAACTGCCCAGCATCTGCCAACATCTCTGTTGTAACTTTACCGTAAACGGCAATTTTGCCTACTGGCATTGTTTTCTCTTTGTAAAGAACCGATAGTTGCGTTTTGGTATCTCCTTCACCGATAAAGATTGGAGTACCTTGTGCATCTTCTTCTTCAACCCAAAGAGCGTGCTTTGCTGTTGTTGAACCCACCGAAACGTTCGCCAAGTATCTTTCTTGTCTTTGTCTGATTACAGAAACAATACCTGTGTTTTGCGTAATCGTTTGGAAAGTAGAACCTGCTTCAATCGTATTGTTAAGCCCCATTGTAACTGCAGCTTTCAAATACAAAGGCTCTGTTTGCTTGCCATCGGATTTAACGATTCTGTCTATTGATTCTCTTTGCTCTTCAATAGAGTTTAAAATTGCTTGCTTAATAGAAACAACCTCTTTTGTCTTGCTTTCTGCATTGTTCTTCAATTTCAATTCCAAAGCATCTACTTGTTTTGCAATGGCATCCTTAAAACTGTCAAATTCTGCCTTGTCAGCCGATTTCTCAATCTTTGCAGCCAATTCCACCGCCTTAGCTTCAATCTTTGCACTGGCATCGTTTGAGGCATCTCCTTTGGCTTTCTCTACCAAACCTTTTACCTTTTCAAGTAATTCTGTTTTTGCTGAATTTAATTCTTCGCTCATTATAATTCTTTATTTAATTCTTTTAAAAATTTAACTATTGATTCATCTTTAGAAACCTCCACTGTTTCAAGCGATTCAGGTGCTGTTACGGTCTGAGTGCTTTTAATTGCTTCAATTTCTTCAAGTATAAAATTCTTTGTAAACTCTAACTGTAACTCCAATAATGGAAACATCTCATCTGTAAACGTTCCCTTTTTTAGTGCCTTAGTTAGCTTTTGCATTCTTTCAAATGCTGTAATAATGTTATTGTCAAAATGGCTTTTGTACAAAGACTTTAATTCCACTGTTGGTGTTTCGGGATTTGCTCCCCAAACCACTGTAGAACCTTCGTACAACTTAGCTTCTGTTATTGAAGTGTATTCTGTTCCATCTCCTGACTTCTTGGTTTCCCATTTGTCTTTTGGCACTGAAAACATTACTGAATGTTGGGAAACTAAACCTGCTTGATATAATTTTAAAATATCATTGCCATGCGTTGTATCTACTATCTTGGAAGTCATTTTTAAGCCAAATGAATCTTCTTCAAATTCGGGCTTGGATAAAACAAATTCGGGTGAAGGTCTGTGATTGCTTAAATGGAAAAGTTCATCTGTTCCGCTTTTGCCTCTGGCATTAATGGATCTGGTGTACGCTCCTTTCATTATCATATCACCATCCAAGTCTATATTACCAAACTTAGACACATAGGCTACTACTGTCCGCCCTGATAAATCAAGAATATCGCCATTTATACCTTTACTTTTCATTTGTGCAAAAAAAAATATTTACACAAAAAACGACAAAAGGAATAGTTTAATTTGTGTAGCGATTCCTAAATAGCTATTTTTGTACTTTAAGTTTTCTTAAAAGTATGACCCAAGAAGAAAGAGAAGATAAAACTGTGACATCCCAGCAGGTTGCTGATTACTTCGATATTGCCATTAATACGGCAAAACGTTACTGTAAGAATGCAAGGTTGCATTATGGAAAGAACCCGAAAGAAATGGTAACTCTTGGGCAAGTGAAAAGAAGTAATAGGTTGGAAAAATAGTTTTAATTGTTAAGGTAAATTTAATAACTACTGACTTTGTTGGTAGTTTTTTTTTGTGCATAAAAAAAGGAGGTCTTAAACCTCCATTGTTTTTAATAACTCTCTTATCATTTTTTGTATTGATTCCTTTTCACTTTTCGGAACTCGGAACGCCAGTGTGACCGTTGGCTCTTTGTATTTTCTTGGTGCTCCTGCACCTTTTGGGTTTGTCATAATCCAAAATATATTTTAACTTCTTTTAATGTTCTAAACATAACACCTGAAACCATATATTTATATTCGTATGGGTTCATTAGGAAAACAAATTTGTGTCCTTTTTTTGCTAATTGCTTAATTACTCTTTCCATTGTTTTATTGTTTTAATTGTTTAAAAAGTTTGGCAGTAGGTTGCCAGCCTTTTTGTTTTTTACCATTTTCTAACTATTACATTTGTATTTGCTCTACTCATGCCCCATCTTTGGATTGCATCAATAGCCTGATATTTTTTATAGAAGCCATCAAGGTTCTCTCCGTTTGAATCTACTATCCAATAACAGACTTTATTGTTACTGATAAACCATTTTTCGATTGTCACTACCTTTCCTTCGTTCTTCATTGTCTTATTGTTTTAATTGTTAAAAAATTAGCAGTAGGATGCCAGCCTTGGTGATTAAAATAAACTGATTCCTATTTCTGATTCAGTACGAATGTTATTTCTTTTGCACTCATATTCTAATTGATTACATAAGCCATCAAATTGTGTTGAAGTGATTTCATTGTTTCTCAAAGACTTCATAAGTCTTAATGCGAATCCAAAAACATTAAAATCTTGTGTTTCTTCGATTTCTGAAATTTCTAAAAGGTAGTTTCTAAATGCTCTCATTGTCTTATTGTTTAATTGTTATTGCCTTATTGACAGAACAAATATACAACGACTAATTTAATTATGCAAACAATATTACAATTAATTTAAAATTATTTTTAAAAGCAGTCCTTTAAGTAGATTTCTAAGATAATTTAAAACACTTGGTCTTTCTGTTATTGCCTGTTCCTCCTCCGTTGGTGCTATTGGTATGTAATGAACGCTACACCTGCAATTTACAATATTTGAAGCACCTGCACCATGATTTGGATCTGCTGGATATTCCATGTATTCACCACCAACTAAAAACAATTCGTTCTTGGGAATTGCAGGTTTACCCATCATTGCCCCATGTTCTGGTCTTTCCCTGCCATCAAGTCGTGGAATCCAAATCTTGTTCTGCTTAAAAGGGATTCCGTTTGATAATACCTTTGTAGATTTACTATTGGCGTGCGTTGTTTCTGTTCGTGCTATCCGTAACGCTCGCATCTTTGAAATAGTGCCTTCTGTAACTTTCTTGATATTTCGGGCTATCTGGTCCTTTGTTAAGTTTAACGCCAAACCATCTTCGATTTCTTTTTTTATTAACGCCCGGGTATAATCATTGATTTTTACAATATTCGCACCCAGCCCCATCTTCTTAGCCTCCTCTGCTGTCTGTGCAATTATCTCTTCACTTCTGAAACCAATATTAATATCTTGAATAGCATCTTTGTTCAATTTGCCCCCAACTTGTCTAATCATTATCCTAAGATTAGAAACTAATAAGCTGATCATTGCTTGTGAATAAAACTCTTCATAAGCCTTTGCGATTGGCTCTGTATCTAAAAGTACATTCAAAGAGAATAATGTGTCCATTACGCCCCTCTGTTCGTAATATGGCATTACTCTTTCAGCTGATTCTTTTAAGGCACTGTAAAAGATTCTATAACCTTTCTTTTCTACCTTAATAAGTTCCCTTTGAATTGCCTTTGATAATAATACTTTTTCCTGCTTGGTCATAGATTTAGATTAGAACCTTGTACCTGTGGCAAATCAAACATAATATCATCAAGAATCTTTTTGCTACCGGAAACTAAAATCTTGTCTGCATTTTCACCGGTGTAAGCATCGTATTTAATTACGTCTCTGATTTCATTAATAGTTACCGATTCTGTTTTCATTAACCTTTCAGCAACCTTAAACAATTCCTCATACATCTCAGGGAACTCTGTGTAATCAAAATCAATGTAAAGGTCTTCGCCATAACTTGGACACAACCACTGATTTAATCCGTTCTTTAATGCTTCAAGTTCTGGTATTACGCCATCTGTTACGCTTGAAACTTTTCCCTGTTGCATTGTGTCGTAACTTGCCGATTCGTGGTCATTAAGCACCACCATTGAGTTTACATGAAACAAACTGCACCATGCTTTATCATCCACGCTCTTTGATGCAAGTATATTTAAATCGATTGGACTTAAACCAAGGTCAAGTGACCCCAAAGGAATAGAATTTAACGCTATGCCTCCGTTTCCTGCTTCCTTAATAGTTTTCCTTAGCTTCTCGTTTGCGTTGCTCTCTTGGCTATCGCTTGGCATACTTATGGAACTAAGCTGGTCTGGTGTAAGATTTGGAAATACTATTTTCTTGGCACCCCTGTTCTGCATGGTTTCAGTTTCTGCGTCCAATGCATCCGAAGATTTTTGTAATAGCTTTCGGGCTGATTTAAATATTGAAGTGCCATCAAAACCGCCAGCAACTGGTGAAAAGGTTTTTATTAAACAAACTTCCTCTGTTGCTATCTTATTAAGAGGTTGTCTCTTATCTGCATAGTTGGCTATTACTGTTGCTCCTTCTCCTGATTCAGAAATTATGTGCTGGGCAGGTAGTAAGTATATCTGCTGAAATCCTTTTGTCCTAACGCTGTTTTCTACCCTTGAACCTTTGATAAAACAACGCCCTACGAATTTTTTGTAAACTAAATAGCCGTAAACGAACTCATCCCAATTTTGTGTCGGGTTTGGCTTATTAAGCAATTCAACCAATGGGTGATCTTCTAACTCTAATTTTTCAAAAGCTTTTTTCTTTAACTCATTAATTTTGGCAATATTCTTGACATTGAAATTAGATTGATAAGCTTTGTATTGCTTTAGAGCTGTCTTGTTCTTTACCCTGTAAACAATCGGGCTGACTGATGCCATTTTACGAGCCACCCAGTCTGTGATGGTAAATATAACGTGATTGCCTAAAAATCCATGGTCTATGTATATTTGCGTTTCGTCTCCGAAATAAACCAAAGGTCTATAACCGCCAAAATCTCCGTTATAAACAATTTTGACCACTTGCGGGTCTTGCACCTCAATAGCCTTCTTTCTATTTAACCCTAACCACTTTAAAGCCCCCATAATTAATGTTTTAAATGCAAATGTATAATTTAATTACGAAATATCCCAAAGGTTGTATTTTCCCTTTAATTCAAACCAATATCGCATGGCTATCATGTCGGCATAATCTGGAGAACGCCCTAACTGTTCTTTTATGTCGTCCTTTGATAAAACACTTTTTTTGCCATCTTTGTCCATGTTCTTCTGCTTGACGTGCTGGAGTTCTTCTTCAATTGCTTGTTTGTGTTCTCCATCAACGCCAAAATAAACTTGATTAGAGTTTATTCTATCACTTATACCAAAATAACATTGTGATTTTAAATTAGCATAATTTTGTTTTATTCCTTTTACTTCCAATGGACTTGAATTATTAACAAACCCTTTGCACTTTACAAAATCAACAACGCCACCACCTACTCCATCTTCATCTACTATTATATTGCTTAATGGTATTTGGTTTTCAATCCTTAATCTTTCTAATACTTCTTTTACTTCGTCTAATCCACTTTTAGCTATTGTAACTATCTTAAACAATCTAAAACCACTCCATACACCTATCACTGTTTTGTCACGACCAAATCGAGCTATATCTGCAACTATGTACTTTTCGCCTTTTTCTACAAATGTATTTGTAAATGAATTTAAAATATTTTCATAAGGTATTAAAATAGTCGGGTCATCTGAATATTCCCAGTTCCCAAACAATAATCTTTGTTTTGAATTTTCATCCAAGGTAAGTAAGTTGTTACGGTAATGTTCTGATATATTTGGATTGTCACTTAGTAACGCTTGAATAAACTTTTTATTTTCTGCTAAAGTTTCTTTTTTTGCTGGTTGGTAAAATTCGGAATATGTCCAGTTTTTTGCAGGATTGCAAGTCATTAATATTTTAGGTATTAAATTATTTTGGTCTAAATTATACCTTATTCTTGACTTAACAATGTTTTTTGCTTTTTCGACAATTTGGTTACATTCGTCTATAAAAGCATCGGTTATTTCTAAAGAACCAAGTTCATCAAAGTTTGGATCACTTGGATAAAGAAATAAGTCTTTAAGTAATATTTGGCTACCATTAGAAAAGTAGATAATATTAGATTGTTGATTGTACTTATAATGTGTTCCAGCCTTTAATCCTTGTTCTTTTGCAACAAAAAAGAAAGATTGCAATGTGGTTTCTTTTAATGTCTTTAATGATGCTCTTCCTATTAATCCTTTTGTTTCAGGATATTTCAATCTTTGTTTTATTTGCCAATAACACCCAAGTATTGACTTTCCACCTCCCGCTCCACCGCCAAAAAGTAATTCAATAGTTTGATTATCTTCTAAATAATCTAAGGCAATAGTTTGTTTTTTACTAAGCCTCACTTTCGTAAGTTTTTTGTTCGTTCCAAACTATTGATACTTCGCCAGATATATTAGCATCAGTCTTATCTATAAGACCTAACTTACGAGCAATTATGTTCGGGTTTAGAAGTCCAGCAGCTGCTCCTTCAAACTGTTGTGTGTCTATAATTTGCTCTATGTGTGTAGTGATAAGCAAAAAATCATCTTTTTTTTTGTAATTTTTAAATGTATTTATAACAATACCAAGAAAAGTACAAAGTCCACCCATTGAAAAAGGACGCATTTTAGGCATTTCTACTTTTATGGCATCTTTACCTTTGTAATCAATTTCAATAAACGGGTTATTTTGTACCCATTCGAAATACTCCTTAGCTTTTTCTCCTAATTGTTTAGGGTTATCATAAATACATTCCCTACCATCAGTGTCTCTTAGTTTATAATATTCGTTCCCTTTTTGAAATCCCATAACTGATTTTTTATGTAAAATTAATTATTATATTTGTCTTTTCATTGTTATATATTTTAAGGTTAAAAAAAACATACTTGCTATTTTAATTAAGATAGCAAGTTTTTTTATGCAAAAATACAAAGTTTTAGAAGATAAAGTGTCCTACAAAAAGGATTTAAAATATGCCTCCGCTGGTGACATCGTTACCTGCATCTGCTGGCATGGTGATGTATGTATCGCCCAAAGCGTCAAAGGCAATAGATTCTCCATTCATAAAGACAAACTTTCGCTTTTGTAATTGTAGATATATTTAAGCCACGTTTTAAAGCCACGTTTTAAAGGTTTCTTTTCGTTTTGTTTAATCTGCAATACCTTTTGTAATAAATCTTCGTTTATTTTCATTTCATCCAAGGTTGTTTCTCTTTCGAGAAGTTAATAAAAAAGGAATTGGTGCAAGCCGCATATTTATGGGTTTGGTTTTGATAAATCTTTATCAATGCACCGTAAGCATAAGCCTTTTGGAAATCCCAAAAATAGCCAATATCTCCCACTTGTGGCTCTTGTGGTTGGTTGGGGTTTGTTTCTGAAACGTTTGTATTTATACCCACCTTTGCATTTGTATGCCAAGTAAAATATAATAATGTGTATTCTGGGTCTCTATTGACTTCCTTAAAAAGGACAAATTCTAATCTTGCCCCTTTTTTTATATCGTAATCCCACACCCACATTTCTTTCATTATGGGTTCAATTCCGTACTTTTTCTTAATTTCTTCGTTGCTCATTTTTTTATTTATTTTAAATTGTTTTTTATTTCATCCATGGTTGTTTCTCTTTTGAAAAATTGGTAAACCACAAACCTAAGCTACAATAGTAAGCTGGTCTGCCATCATGGACTATTTTTTTTAAAACACTACAAAGGTAACTTTCCTCATCATCCCAGAAGTAGCCTATGTCTCCCACCTTTGGCTGTTTTGGCTCGTTTGGGTTTGTGTCTGATGCGTATGTAGTTTTACCTGTTACGCTCATTCTAAATTTTGCCTTTGTAATATCATCATCCCAAACCCACATTCCTTTGCCAATAAGCTCAATGCCGTACTTTTCTTTTGTCATAATCTTTCAATTTTAACTGTTAATACTCCCCTTTTTAAATTTCCTATTTTCTTAAATGCTGCCTCGGACAAGTCCAAGGTTCTGCCGTACTTTTTAAAATTACCTCTATCATTTACTGTTACTATTACACTCTTGTTATTTTTTAGATTAGTTACTTTTAATCTATCTCTAAACTTGTAGTGTTTTAAAGCAGCACACGTTAGCTTGTTCTTGTCGAACACTTCACCGTTGGCTGTTTTCCTGCCGTGGAACGGGTCGCTATAAAACGAAACCTTGTGGCTGGAGTTTAAGACTAAAATTACCATCAATATATTTATCATAAATAAGTTTTTAAAAGATTTTCAGCCCACGCTACTTGACTTTTATCTTTGTTGATTTTTTCTATTCTTTTCATCTTCAAGTAGTGGGCATAGTTTCTACACCCATTTCTCTCTGCCAACTCTTGCCTCACTATCTTCCTGTTAGCATTGTAGCAATTTCTACAATTTTCTTTTTGAGAAGGAGAATCGCTCACTTTGTAACTTATGTTGCAATCTGTGCAAGTTTTAAATTCTTGTTTCATCTTGTTCGTTTAATTAAGTCTATGATTTCTTCCAATGCGTAGATTAACCATTTGTCGTCATTTTCTTGTAGCTTAAGGCTTTCACAGAACTCTTCTATGAGGCTATACATAGACTGGCTATCAATATCATTTGTGTTTGCCCAGCCTGCTATCTCGCTGGAGATTTTGGCTATTAGGTCTTTTTGTTTTTCGCTTGATTTCATTTGCTTGTTTTGTTTAATACTTCATCAATAGCTAATTCCATTAATATATTAGCCAATTCTAAGTTTTGGTGAATATTCCTAAAAAAGCCTATCTCGATCTTTATTTGACCATCAAGTTCCAAAATCACGTCCCTTGCAATTATGCCGACAGTCTGCCCACCTGATTTTATATTATGGGACTGGCTATTGGTTCGTACTACCATGTCCATTAAGTCTTTCTTTGTCATTATAGTTGTTGTTTGTTGTTTTTAAATTAAATCTACTGCTGATACTTTTTTCATTGTTGTTCCTTCTTTTCGAATTGTTTTCTATTCTTATACCCATCAAGCCACGCTTGCTTTATCTTTTCGTCTTCTTTTTTAATGTCTGGGTGTTTTTGGGGAACAAGTCAGCATACATTTGTGCCTCTTGTTCTGGACTTTCTAAAATTAGTGATTCTGCTATTTTCATTTTTGTTTTTTGTTTAAATCATTTAAAAAAGTTGGAGCAAGCAGAACCTGCCCCAATCTTAGCTAATAAACCTGAAAATACGTGTTGCGGCTTGAAAGGAGTCGAACCTTTTATTCCCTTCTCGTAAGGGTGTTTTACCATTATAAAACTACTTAGCCATTTTAACCGCAAAGACAATTTCCAAGTGTCGTGAAAGTTACACCCAATATTGAAACCTCGCCAGCTTGGTACTGGCTATCAGCGTACTTTCGCCCTATAACTATTCGGATTTCCCCCTCTGATTGTTTCGCATTTGGTTTGCGGTTAAAAGAACTTTATTGTCGTCTCCGACCTTTGCAATCGCACCCAAAAAATTTAGGTGAAATTGTTATCATGCCCGAAATTAACCGTTTGCAAAAATGGTCTTTCGGACTTGATGTTTTAAATTAATGCCTTTAAAAGTAGGCAAATGATTGAGAATAAGAAAAACGCTACCAAAAACCATGGGTTCGTATTTTCTGCTGGGTCTTCAAAATATTTCTTCATTTCTTTTTTTTGTCTGATAGCAGCCAACTTATTACTAAGTCAGCTACTATGATTAAGATAATTAATTCTAACATTAAAATTCAGATTTAATGTAATCTGTGACCTTCTTTCCTGCTTGCATTACTCTTGTAACTTCGCCAGTGTTTTCGTCAACTACATCAATGAAAAACTTTATTGACCTAAGGAAGTTCTCACGTTCTTTGATTTTTGCCTTCAAATCAGCCCAGATACGGTCGTTTGAGTAGTCATAAGTAGTTTTGCCTGCTACGCTCATTTTTACGCCATGAGCATGATTGTTTCCTTTCCTTACTTCTTCTATTGCATCATCTTTAATACCATCAACTACTTCATCAATCAGTTCGGAAATTTTTTTAAGAAAGGCAAATGCCTTCTCGCTTGAACCGCTTTCTAAAATGTAGTCTGCTTGCTCTTTGGCAAGGCATTTAAGCTCCGCCTTACTGATGTCGTAAAGCGGGCTAAAATCATTGTATATTGCTAATGGGTTTCTCATAATCTTGCTCTTTGTTCTGATGTTAATTCAAATGATTCTAAATCGCTCTTTTTGGCTTTGCCTTCCGATATTGCAATTAAAGCCTTTTCAAATCTATCGTCTGTTATAGTTGGTTTCTTTTTAGATTGCTCTCCAGCCGCATCTGTGTCTTTGTCTGTAATGAGTCCTAACATAGAACTCAAAGCGTAACGCCTGATATAAGTTATTGCAGAACCAAGTACCTGAAATTCATTCATCTTTGCAAGTGATACGCCTTGAGGTATGTCAGTGTCGCTTTCTATGATTTCACCGCTTTCAAGGTGGCATAGAATAGTCCTTACGCATTTCCCAACAATAGGCTGAGAATAAGCCAATCCATGCTTTTTCAGCAATGGATTGATTATTGGGAATATAGTAGGCAAGTCTGCAAAAGAGTATCCGTAGCCCTGTGTTGCTTTGTGTATCACCGGGCATTCGTTTTGAAACTCTGATAATGATTTAAGTAAATTTTTCATATTTTTAATTTTTTACTAAAATGGTAAATCATCATCAGATACAACAGCAGGTGCAGATTGTTGTTGGTTCTTGTCAACTTTCTCCGCTATTTTAATTGTTCCATCTGTCCAAACTATTGAACCATTACCAACGTAGTACTTTTTTGCCTTAGCTTCTCTTTGCTCTTTTGTTTGAGTTGCAAAGGCTGAAACGTTTTGCCCGAACTGGTTTGTCTTGTCATCGATTGAAAAAGTAATAGATAATCCTTTCTCTTTCTTTGCTCTGATTGTTTTTAAAAGAGTTTCTAATATCTCTTCTTTAATATAAATGTTACCTAATGCTCCCATTTTATTTTTGTTTAAAATATTACTAATACTACCTTGTCCAACTTTTCATTGTACTCCATATAACAGCCAACATGATCAATACCTTCTATAGTGCCTATTAACTTAGTAGCACTAAAATGTCTTGAATCCTTAGAATAGACTTCTAAGTAACCTCCATCAATCCTGTATGAAATATGATGAAGTTGAAAACTTATGGAATTATCTAATATTTCCATAATTAAATTAAGTTCTTTTTTCATTTGTTTTAATTGTTTAAAAATTTTAAAATAATACCTGTTAACGCACCGATTAAAGTAAGCGTTATAATTAACCCAATTCCAAATTGAATTAAATTATTTCGTGTTGCTTTATCCATGCCCAAAATTAAAACAAAAATTTGATTAAAAAAATAAATACGATTATTTTTTTTTATTCTTTACTTTCCTCCAAAAAGAACCACCCTCTGGAGTTGAACTAAAAAGGAATGCAGTTATTT